TGGGTAGACCTCGTACTCTAGCAGATCACAAGCTCTCTCCGCATCGTACAGATTACCCTGTAGTTCGACACGTGTGAGAGTTTCGGATAACCTGAGCAGTATGCTACGATACGGCTTGTCCCACACTTCATCATGTTCAGCGCGGGCTTTGAGGATCTGAAATAGAGCCAAAGATCCAGCGGTATCAAAACCATTATACTCATACAGATCAATGCGACTACGTTGGTCTGGTAGTTCCCCTGTTTTCTTGAAGTGTCTGACGGACGGTGGTTCGTATTTCGGCCATCCCACTTCATCTTTTAGTAGCCATTCAAGTGCATGACCACCAGCCCCCGATTCAGGATCACCTGGACGTTCATCGAGACACCAGCTAAGCAGCATGGTATCCTCATCTACTACAGCATCGACACCCTTGACACGTAGCAACTTCACATCGTACTTGCCATTGTGCCACAAGTAACGACAGTCTGTGCGATGCCATAGATCCCACAGTTGCTCGAATGTTTTGGTATCACGCATTATGTTTTCACCGAATACAACTGCGCGTTCAGGACGGATTGAGAACCCAGCACAGACAATCTCTGCTGTGTGAGCTAAGCCATCCTGTTCTCCCACGCCTCTCGTTTCAATATCCGAAGCTATCAACATGCCAGGCTCAATCATCTTATCCATTTCCACAATGGCGATGCGAGCCTCATCTATGTCATCGATCCAACGCACCTTTGGTAGCGTAGGCGTGGGTATAGGATCGAGAGCTAGACGAAAATCCCTAACGAGATTCGGATAGTTAGCGTCATCACGCAGAATCACAGCAGGGTTGCTAGTCACGATTACACGCTGTTTCAGCGGTAGACTACCGACCTCACGCTCGTGAACATAGCCACGGTTCTGGCTGATGTTGGTGACGCCAAGTATACCGAATGCTGCCTCAACACCGCAAGCTATCACAGTGTCGGCATACTCAATCTCACTGTTGAGTCTAGGCTCACAGCAAGACTGAGCTAATGCGAATCCTGTCTCTTGTCCATCTGACTGACAGAGGACTACATTTGTAGTCAGCACGTCCTCCCGTGACGTACCATGAATCTCAAGCAGATGATCGAGAACCTTACCACTAGGGCCAGTGAAAGATTTACCACTCAGAGCCTCGTAGTGCCCTGGTGATCGAGATACTACAGCTACCCTAGCATTCTTTGGGCCTGTGGTTAGTGCCACTGATCTGTTATAGAACGGGCACTTCTCACATATGGCTAATGGGTGTTTACGTTTTGCGTCCAATGTGTAGGACACCTCTCTGATATGCTAGCGCGATTAGGTTACAGTTGTTCTTGGCTCCGAAGTTCTTTCGGAGTTCAGCCAAGTCATGCTTGACTGTGACTTCACCGATGCCCAGCTCTTGTGCCATTTCTGCGACTGTAGCACCATCAGCAAGCATGAGTAGAATCGTAGCGTGACGTGCTGCGTTCACGCTGAGATTCTATCGATAACGCAGGACAGCAGTTCTTCCACGTTATCGTACAGTTGACGTAGAGTACCGTTGTTCTCTAGGATATAGTCCCAATCGAAATCTTGGACTTCACTCCTGTGGTGGTCTTGGTCAAAGGGGGCCGCGTTTCCACGAATGATACGAACTACTGTACCACCAAGGTCACGTATGCGAGCAGCCTCGTTAGAGAACCTAACGTCAGTCACGACAATCGCGCGACCTGGGTAATAACCCCCCACAGGGAGTGTGAGGTCTACCCAAAAGTTCTCACCAAATACATCTCTGTGTGACTCTGTACCGTAGCGTTGCAAGAACTCACGAAACGACATACCTTCTTGATTATCACGGCTGATAACTCTGTGACCCATCCAAACTCTCATGCCGTCCATGTTCTTGTACTGGTCTATGGATGAGTATTGAATGCCGAACAGGGCTGCAACTGACTGCTTCAATGGATCTGCGAAAGCTTTGCGCTCAAAGCTGTGTTCCTTCATGAGATAGGCAGCTACGGTATCCTTGCCTACTCCTTTGTATCCTGTCAAGCCGATAATCATTGAATCGTCATCCTTCATCCTACTCTGTTGACCAATACAGGGTTGCTTTACCACGCGATTCCTTTCTGATTAGGCCCCGTTTCTCAAGCGTTTCCATGTGGTAGTCGCCATATTTTGCGTCAAGATGAAAGCGTCGGAAAAGATCTGATTTGAGTACGCCTGGGCGTTCTTTGATGAAGTTGAGGATTTTTTCGAGTTGGTATTCGTTCGGGCTTTTGCCCGCGTTGATAACTAGATCGATCGAATGCTTGCCCCATTCCTGAACATACCATGCTGCGTTCTTTACGTCCTCAGCACCTACAACTATCGATGGTGATGTAGATGCAAACTCACCTGGTCGTTGTCGAGTAGCTGCGAGTACCGCGCTCATCTTCAAGATCGATTTGCTCAGGCGACTGAACGTAGGTAGAGCTAGATCGGGAATCAAGCTGTCTTGTGCTGTCTTGGTAAGCAGCCTGTCCATCGAGTTCCACGTATCCCACGCTTCATCCGTGAGCCTAGCCATGTACTTAGGCGGTTCTAACGTCACTACTCCGCCGATCTTCTGTTGTACTGGAGTGGCATAGTTTTCGTATATATCAGCAAGACCTTCGAGAATCTTGGCGCGCTTGGTATCGTTGGCTTTCTTTGATGGGCCAAGTGGACGTGCATCTCTCGGTTCTCCTGATACAACTAGGAAGCGTGGCAGAAAGCCCGAGAGCACGAACGACTCGTTAGTCGTGGAATGAATGCGATTCTTGACACCACCGCAAAGCATGATGAATGCCGGAGAATCGATTATGATTTCCTCTTTACGCAACTGACGCTTGAACACGGTAGGCACGTCGTACAACTGAGTCAGCACTTCTTGAAAGCCTGACATATAATCCTTGCGTGCCATAGACTCAAACAGTCCAGCTACCTCATCCCTGTGAAACATACTAGACTTGTTGGGACGCTTGGAGATTGCCTGTATCAGTCCCTCAGCGGTAGCGTCAGTAGCTACAACTAAGTCTGGATCCAACTCAAGCAGTAGTCTCATAGCATGACCCATAGCCGTAGTCTTGCGCGTAGTTGTGGAATCACCAAGGATCAATCCCCAAACGTTGGGAACAATATCGCCTACGTCGCAATCGATTCTCACTGACGACGCGACAATCGCGCTAAGCACGACAATCATGCACAAGTCATGGAACTCAGGCACAGCATCCGTAATCTCGGTAGCCCACTCTCGGTACTTGTCAAGGAACGTATCTGATTCCTTGTGTTCCACAAGTTCGGGCATCGTGAGTAGTTCTCTGGAATGATCTGCGAACTGGTGAACCTCGGATGCCTTGAGAACGTCACGCCACAGGTGTTGTACTGGTCTGCCATCGCGTGCATACTTATTACACTTAGCTGACTGAGCTACGATAAACACTTCTTCCTGCGACATACCAGTTTCGTAGCATCTGTGCATGAGGCGCCAAAGTATCACACTCCAGTCATCATTCTCGTCAGGCTCGAAGGTATAATCCCCCCAGAAACCTGGGCCTAGAGCGTTGAGCCACTTCTTCACAACACCATCAGCGTTGAGTTTTTCATCCAGTTGTGGAGGATCGTCGAGTGGCTCACCATTCTTCGTGTAATCGAAAGGCAGGCTCTCAAATAGGTGTGGCGCAGCCGTCAGTTCCAAGCACTTCTCCAGTTCAATGAGGACTGGAACTTGATACTTGAAGTTGGTAGTCAGTGGAACACGCAAGAGTTGAGTGAGATCCCAGCCTGACTTGTCCGCGCCCATTCTGTAAGCTATTCTGTGTGAGTAATCCTGCTGTTGTGTTGCAGGCACCTGGCTAGTCATACGCCAGATAGCTTGCCAACGACCAGCACTACTGCGAATGATGATAGGCGCAGGAATAATCAGTGTGTCGGGATTGACTGTATCTAGGTCAGCCCACAACAGATTACCAGGCAGGCAGTTGTCCTTCTTGCGCTCCTGCTTGTCGAGCATGTTGATGCAGAAATACACGTTATGATTCTGCTCGACCTTGATTATCCAGTTCTCAGCTTTGAGGCTGTCTTTAGGCCATTCAAAGAACTTTTGCAGGAATGTGGTTTTAGGCGCACGCGGATCAGTTGTAGCGAAGCAGACATATCCCTTCGCTGTGCCAAACAGCATTTCAAAGAACCTCATGCGAATGGCACTCTTGGCTTCCGCTGTTGTACTCATAATGAGGACGGTGGGACTCGAACCCACAACACTGTCACCTTACGTCCTCACCACTGTAACCCTATGGCCCAATGGGTTACGAGTATGTTACAGTATTACGTCAGCGATGCTTCTGGTATATCAACTCTCAGGACTGTTCCGGCCCAATACACCTTGAAGTCTTGATTGTCGATACGCTGCATGGATTTGGTACCACCGACCTTGGCTGACTTTGCCATCAGGTTGATTGTCTCCAATAGCTCGGTCGCCATCTCAGTGCCCATATCCCAGTTAGCATTTACTTGAACCATCGCTACAGAAGCCCGCTGCTCGTAGTAGCTGCAATACTTCCAGCAGGCTTGACTCCCTTTACAGGGTTATTCCACTCACCCTCGACAATCTCACCATCGCGGGTGCGCTTCTGCTCCTTACCAACGACAACCACACACTCCTTGCCAATGAAGTCATCGAAGTCAGGATCGAAGTTCTTGCCACGTACCGTTTCCTCGTCAAGACCAAGAGCCATGAAGAAGCGTGCGATCATGCCCTTCATCTTCGCAGCCTTCGATGCATCGTAGTCCTTCGGAGGAATGACATACGTGACAAACACACGCCGATTGTTCACGCCCTCATCAACGAGCTTGAACTGGATCTTTATCATCGGCGTACCAGCCGGCATCTTACCCTCGCCACTGGTGTTCTTGACAGCATCCATCTTGATCTCGAAAACCTCGGCATTATACCGACCAGGATCAAGAGGCTCAAAGCCAGAAAGATCAGCATCACTCAGGTTGAGTAGACCTGGCATGTTAGCTCTCTCCTTGTTGTTCCGCTTGTGTTGTGTTTTCACTCGTTTGGATCATCTCCCAAATCATCGGGATTGTAGGATCCACCAGTTCACCACCAAGGGCACCTGTCCTGTCTTTCGCTTGCACACGACGTGTACCTTGGAACTGGATTTTGCGTTGCAGTTCTCCCGAGCTAGTATCATTGTAGTAATACCCAACGATATCCACAAAGCCCGGAAGCTCAGTTCGCAGCTTACCTGCGAAACCTGGATAATACTTGGTTGGCTGTCCTTCTTCCATTGTAGTCGCCACACCCGAAACAAATATGACGTGACAAGGAAGATCGCGAAAAGCTCTGACAAGCTTGCGAATATGTGAGCGGTTGATGCCCCATTCTCGTGGCGATGGTACATCAATCTCCACGGTTTCGGGCTTACGCTCAAACGCAGCTCGCATAATGTATCGCATATCAATGTCGGCCAACTCGTCTAGTCGATCAATGACAACTGTACCGTATGGGATCTTACCAGTCTCTCTGTCTATCGAGCTATGCAACAACTCGTAGACTTCATTGATTCCCATGACTTCCTCGGTACCACGCTTGATCTTCTCGATAGAACGAATCGCTTTCACATCGAGAGTAGTGCGGTGACGTAGAGTAGTGACACCGCCGTCGATATCCAAATACAGCACAGGGCTAGTATCTGGATGATCCTCGGCAGTACCGCAGAGATACGTTTTACCCACACCAGGCTCACCATAGATGAGCATGTTGATCCACGCAACTACCTCAGATGGCGACTTGACTTGAAGCTTAGACGCCAGATCAGAAGTAGTCGTTTGGGTCGTGCTGGCTGGCTTGGTTACCGTTGCCATTCAAGCTCTCTTTCCATCGTGTTAGCTCAGTTATTTCGAGTGCGAGGTAGTGTAGTATGTGAAGTGAGCAGTATGGAATGCCTCTGTACTTGTAGGGTGTGTCTACCCTACAACCCCTGGCAGCACAGTGAAGTTTTGGGTACGGCGGGTATGTATCATGCCAGGTAACAGGGCCATCTTTTGGAAAGTCTGGGTACTGAGTTTGTCTGCGTATGAACTTCTTTGGTCGCTTTGTGGCTGTCTCTGTTGTGTTGGCTTCTTTGGGTTTTGATTTGTTCGCGTAGAGTTGTTGGATTTGTTCTTGTGTGAGTCCCATCATTTCCTTCTACATACGCGGAGGAATCGTTGATCCTCCTGTGGGCATTCCTGCCGTTGTTGGCTGAGGCCACATACCAGTACCATGACAGGATGGGCACTCACTTGCACCATCTACACCGCTAGCCGGTGTCTTACCAGTACCACCACAAGTGCCACAAACACTACGACCTGTGGGATAGCCAGTGTCATCATCGTCATCAGCCATCAGTATCCAACCAACCTTTCCTGTTGATCTTCAAGACGCTTCTGATTGTTGCGAGCTTCGATGAGTTTGGGATTTACTCTGTAGTTCCTGCGATCTTCTTCACGTCTGCGTAGCAATGCATCCATGATCTTACGCGCGGTTTCTTGCTGAATCGTGCAGTTCACTCCATGCATGATTCTGCCTATGGTCGAGTGACCAACGCCAGCGTATTGGGATGCTAGTTGTGCTGTACCACATCGATGTATCAGTTCCTCTACGTGTGGTCTAACTTTGGCACAGTCGATTGTCTTGCGTTCGTACTTGACGTAAGACATTAGCTCGACTTGGGGTAGTTGGGATTGTGTGTCTCATGCCACATGCGAGCACACTGAGCTTGACAGAACGGATCATCTCTTGCGAGTGGTGGTCTTGGATTACCACACACTACACACGTACCATTCTCAGGTATCGGTGGATCCGGTATCGGTGGTCTTGGCTGACTCATTTCACTCCCGTTTATCATCTGTCTCTCATTATCGTGTAGTTGTCACGAATGAGTTGCTCCCAATCTCCACCATCTTCCTTAGCTAGACAAGGTGGACGAAAGGCACACCTGAGACAGCGGTGGTCGTTGGAAAGATTAGGATATATGCGAAGGCTAGGATCAAGCATATCCATCGCCTCTTGGTATAGACGATACCCAGCATTAGCAAGCTGGTGGCGATTACGTCTAACCTTCTTACGGATGAAGAACTGCTCATCGCCAGCATCCCTAACGTATGCTAGGTAAGCTTGATGCTGGAGCGGCAAGTCCTCGACTTCGTAACCGTTCTCCTGCATCCATTCCATGAGCATTGGATACGTGGCTGACTCGTTGTTTCTGTCGATGCTAAAGAGTCCACCACGTACCACGTTTGGAGGTTGGGGATACGCCTTGCGGAGAACGTTGTAGATGACTTCTTCCATCGCTTCACCTGCGTAGGGCAGCTCATAATACTTAGCCTCCACTTCCGCTGCATAGAGATAGCTGGTACACTGTTCATCAGTCTCCAGCTTTTCAAAGAAGTCCTCATCTATGCGTGAGCTTGTCTTGTGGTCAATGATACCAAGCTTGCCATCAGGCTTACAGTAGATGGCATCCATCCTACCACGGTTATGTACTTCCAACATCTTACCGTAGTTCGGTGATTGCTCACGAACATCTCTGGCTTTGAGGATACGCTCATTCTCATAGTCCCAGATGGGCACAGAGAAGTCATGCTCAGTAACCATAACCTCGAAGCCATCCATGCGTGCAGCATACGCTTGGTATGCTTCCATCATGTTGACTCCGAGATTCAATAGCTCACCGAACACTTCCGCGTCAGGATCGGGAAGTATGTCCATTAGGCCAGAAACACGAAAAGCCCCACCCTCTGTAGGTGTGGGGCTAAGATCGTAAACCTTGTCTAGCCAGAATGGGATAACTATCCCGCCTCGCCATTGTATGTCAAACCATGTTTTCCATGATTCGACAGGATTATGGCGTAAGCCTGGTTGGTAGTATTGCTCTAGCGCCCAGTGAATCCCAGTACCAAACCACAAGTCTGTGTTGATACCGTTGATATCAGCTCTGAGCGCGAGCGAATGACGAGTAGGACTCGTCCAATCAAAATATCTGCGACACCTTTTGAAGCTCGCCCTATCACTGTTGTGAATAGGGATCACATCGTATCTGCCTGGTATCTCTGGTGGATGCCAGATAGCCCGTTGTGAAACTTCTCCCGTTTCTGTCACTTCACTCCCTAGTAGTGCTTCATAGAACGATCAGGCACATCTGCAAGTACGGATGCACAACCTCGTCCCAGGAACTCTACAATATCCTGGCAGACTGATAATGAATCAGCCAACAGTTGTTCATACTTGACCATGAACATAGGAATGTCATGTATGTTGGCAAGCGCACGATCACGAGCTTCGATGCTTGTCCAATGTGGCAAAGGTCTGTTGGGCCGATATGCTAGCTGTGAGCGACGCATTGCGTCTGCATCACGATCGGCTACCAGTATTTGATTAGGCGCGAAACCAGCAGCTAACGCAGGTAGCAACCAAGGTGTGAGTACCTTGATTGCAATATCTGGCCCATGTAACTTAGCTAGTGTTGTTGGTGCAAGATCAGCAGGTTCATAATATCCATCCCTGCCACTCAACACTGGTTTCATTCCGGCAGCTTGTGCGAGCTGCATCAACAAAGATGTGCCCGAACGAGGCACACCAGTCACAACTAACATCACGCTTCTCCCGTTTCTATCACTTGATTATCCCTATCACTCGAATCTTGCGACCACTGTTCATCTTGCCAGCGTGATAGTAAAACATTGACTCTGCTCTTTGAAACTCTATCTCGCTATATTCCCTCGGTTTGTCGTTGATGAATGTATCGGAGTATTTTTGGGGTCGCTTAGGTCTACCATATGGCAAATCCCCGAGAACTGGTATTTACTCCGTTTCACTCAGACCTGCGATCTTTGAGAGGCTGTGGATAACTGCCCTAGAACCACGACAAGCCCCGAAGTCTACAGCAGACTCCGAGGCTTGTCAAGGCCGATCCGAACTATTTTTTCGATAGAACCGTGGGTCAGCCAGCTTCCGATGGATTGTCGCCCATCACTACTTTGGCTACCTGCTTTCCGATTTCTATGCCACTCCATATACCATGACAGATAGCGTGAGCCACGAAAGGCTCGTTGTGTAGCACTTCCGCTGGTGACCTGTTGGTATGTGAAGTCACGATGAAATCGATTAGCTCTATAATAGCAGCTTGACTGATTCCCACTTCTGCACACAGAGCTTGGAACCTCAACTCAGGATCGGTTAGGTTCTCCATGTACCATGTGTGCCTGTCTGTCAGATGGTTGACGACAGCGTGCATTTCGTCGTCCGTGAGCATCGTTACTCACCCTTGATATCTGCATAGCCGTTCTCGTCCTCTGTTCCATCATCCCACAGGACAACAACGGTTTGTGTGTCCTCATTCTCAGAGAGCACCTTACCATGCAGTTCATCAGGCTCAGCAGTAGGCTCAGGATAAGCCCACTTCACACGTTGTCCGACTTTATATCTAGGCATCAGCTTGCCTTCTCAGTTCGACTTCGTGAGCAGCCATGTTACCGATGACGAATCCAGTAACAAAGATCCCCATGATTGTAGCAGCAAGCTCTCTGCTTGGAGGAAGCTTGTATTCCTCGGCTTGAAACTTTACTGCCTTGATTGCAACATCAGCCACAGCCTTGGGATCATATCCCCATGTCTCGAACAAGTCATCCATGCCTTCTGCATTGGTCATGTTCGTGGCTATAGCTTTGTTGGTTATCTCGTAGAAGTCCTCGTAGCTGAGAAGATCACTCATGGCTTGACCTTGAAGTACCGTAGGACAGCGTGAACACTTGCGAGAGTGGCTAGCTTCTTACCGCTGATGCCATTCTCCCAAAGCTCGATGACGTGGTTCTCGTGGCTGTAGCGAATGTTGACTTGTCTACCTTTGTCATCGATAGCCCACCAACTATTCGCACCACCATTCTTTGACACTGGTTGACTCCAACCAGAGTCCCATGCTAGAGCACAAAACAATAGAGCTTCTGTCTCTACATGGTTTGTGTCGGTGAAAAGTCTCCTAAGAGTTTTCTCCATCGGAGACTTTGATCTGTCTGTCACGGTTATTCTCCCGTTTCGTCATTGTCATCCTCAGTTGTACCGAAGATCTGCTTGAACCATCCATGCTTCTCATTCACAGCACCGAGCACACGGTAGTCTACCGTATTCTCTGCACGAATGTAGATAAGCTGGACAGCACCAGTCTGACCCGGACGATACACTCGTCCGATTGCCTGCTTATTCTTAGCAGGTGACCAGAGCTGGTCTAGGAAGATTGCTCTGTGTGCGGATGCCAAGTTGATTGACTCAGCACCCAAGTCAAGTGTAGACAGGAACACTTGATGTTCCTTTCTCCACCACGGCCCGTCTTTATTCCAGAGCGCGAACCGTTCCTTCTCACCCATCTCCGACTTCATATGGAGGAATGAGATATTCTTTTTGCTCAGTCTCTTAGCGAGAAGTTCGAGCGGCTCTCTGAATGCAGAGAACACAACGACCTGATCTTTACGATCATCATCCCACTCAAGACCTTCGATCACTTCCATCGCTGCATCAAGCTTTGAGCTAGGCTCAACCAGCTTGATCTTGATGACTCGTCGTTGCAGATCATCATTCCACTCATCGCCAATCACTTCTGGCGTGGCTGCTGTGATCTGACGCAGACGAGTCAACATTGCGAGAACACCAGGACTATGCAGCGGAACTCCCTTAGCATCCATAGTATACAGATTCTCGAGAGTCTCGATATACATCTTCTCCTGGATCTTAGACAACCCAACGGGAACCACAGTCTCGATAGGTTCAGCGATATCAGGGAAGCATTCGATCATGGTACGCCTTACACCAACCTTGCGTACCAACTCACGAAACTCATCTTCCTTGCGAGGCTTGATACCTACGACCTTGCGATAACCGCTCCAGTCATCTTCCTCACAGAAGTACTCGCGAAACTTCCAATACGAGGTAAACTCCTTCGGCCACACGAAGTTCAACAGTGACCAAATCTCGCTTGGATTGTTGACGAAACCAGTACCAGTCATGATATGACGATACGGTGCCTTCAACTTCTTGATGTTGCGAGTCCACTGAGCATCATGGTTCTTGATGCGATGTGCCTCATCCACGATAATCATGTCCCAATGCTTAGTCATCAACTCATTGCACTTGGGAATGACCATCTGAATGGTGCCATCCTCATTGAGTACCGGACGCTTCACCTTCTTACCATTCGGCAACACGTGCATTTCCTGCACTTGCTGCGGTTGGCAAGCCTTGTTGGTGAAGCAGTTGAAATGCGCGAGCACCACAACTGGCCTCATATACAGAGGATTCGGAAGCTTCACGTCCCACGGAGTCACGCGACTACCAAGAACCAACTGATTCTTGACAGTACCGACTGTGAAGATATCCCACTCAGGCAGGACTTCCCACAGACTCTCCAAGTATGGCCCCTTACCAGTCTTGGTGGTGATAATCAGGACACGAGGATTCGCAGTATGCTTGGTCTTTTGCTCAAGCAACCACTCAGCCGTCGTGGTCTTGAATGATCCCATTTCAGACCAGTTACAAGATCCACCTTGAATCTCCGACATATAGGCAATATCGTCGCGTTGAAACTCACGCTGAACGAACTTGCCTGACGGACGTGGCTTCATCAAAGGCTTGCGAATCTTCACAACACCTTCGACTTGCTCACTCATTTGTCACGATTCCTGTTAGTGTTTAGGGAACAGGCCCTTGTGTCAACTCATTCATTACCTGAGCTAACGCTTGTGTCTTATCCAGACCTTTGTTTGAGTAGAGATATACGTAGCGTCTGCTGTAGTACCGACACTCTTGAGTCTTGCGACAGAAGATTGCCTTGCGCGATGCTCTATGTAACTCTCTACCACAAACAATACAACGTGGCCTGTCTTGCCTAGCTAGTGTCAATGCTTCCCAGACACTAACCTTCATCGAGCTAACGTAAAACTCCACAGCATTTGCATTCGCTGTGAATGCTAGCTCAATCTTTGTAGATGAGATAGATGTGCTGCTGCATTTAGCGCACCATCCACTGTGCTCATCTAAGTAACTTACAAAGTCTCCGCAACTAGGGCAAATATGAGGAAGCGGATGAGCACCTGAGCTAGTCATTTCAGGCAACTCACCCGCTTCACTCAAAGGCGCGATCCCTGCGAAACGGGAGTAAACACAAGGTCGCTGCCGTGAGCCATAGTAGCACATGGCTCAGTCTGTGTCAAGACCCACGACCACTTTGTAACCGTGATACCATCGACTTGCGAGATAAGACACGCAGCCTTGTAACCACGATCAATAAGGTCGAAGATAACATCTTCGCCCCAAGTGGCAATCTCTTTACGGATGAAATCCATCTCTGTCATATCATCCTCCTTGTTCAAGCTCTAGGCTTGATAGACTAGCTACTGACGCCGATGTTAGCAGCTAGTCTATCAAGCCTACTCATGCTCATAACATGAGTAGGCTTGATTTGGTGACTAAGCCTCGACAGCCTCAGGCGTGAGATTCTCAGCCAACATCTTGTTGATGAGGTAGACGTTCTCCCCCTCAACAATCACATCGATCAGCTCCGAACCATCAGGAGCCTCCTTGTTCTGCTTGGCGTTCTCGAATCCCTGCTTGAGAGTCGTGGCCTTCTTGTCACCGAAAGCAACGCTCCACTCCTCCTTCACGGAGATACCGACTTCATTGGACTCCATGAACTGAGTGAGCTTTGCGATGTACTCGCCCTTTGTGCGGCGCTCCGCATAAATCTTGCGGATTTCGTCAGCGGAAAGAGGCATCTTGAACTCCTTAGTTGTTGTTGAGTTGTTTGTTTGAGTTGGAACTTCTGCCGTAGCTTCGACTTTTGGCTTTCGCTGCCGTGGCATTCTCTCCCACTTTCCATCGTGTTGTCTGATTTGTGGGTACTACCCTTGAGCCTTGGCTTCCAACTCCCGTAACCTAGACTCAAAGTTTCGGAGGATCCTCATTACCTTGTCCTCCAAATCTGTGATCCGTCTGTCGGTGTCTGCTACCACTCTAGCACGCCGCTGCGCGTATGTCAAGAGCGAACCGGAGATTTCTGGCGCCTCCAAATCACTTAGCAATGGTTCACGTAGAACCACGACTATCGATGGTGAACCACCTGCACCCCTTCTGATCTGTAGCAAGCAAGGGATAAGTTCACCGTCTACCTCGGACAGAGCACGAAACAATACTGCTCTTACCTTAGCATAGTCGTTGTTGGGTACGCCAACTTCCGCAAAGATCCTGGTTATCTTACCTCTGTATACCAAATCATCGTTGTCGTCTCGGACAGCCTGATCGTAAACGAGGTTGTAGATATCCTGTGCTTGTCGGAAGAACTCAGGTATTTGTACCGACTCGTTTGTTTCAGCCGACATTCTCGATACTCTCCTGTGCTGGGTTTGCTAACAGCCAGCCTTCGACGAAACAGTATCGACACATCAGTTTGCCATTCACTTCAACAACAAACTGACCACCATGAACCGGCGGGCGAGGATCCACACAAGATGGATTCTCGCACCGCATCGGTTCATTGGTTTCTTTGTTGATGATCTCTTGCGACAAAGCAAACCACGCTTTGTAGCTGCGATCATTTGGATCGTGTTGTTTCTTTCTACCACCGCCACCCCCTGTTCTACGCGGAGCATTCTTTTTAGCTAGAAGCTCCTGTATCTTAGCGGCGTCGAGTGGCATTACTACGACCTACCGATTTCCCAAGGCTTGCCGAATGGAACAGGCTCCAACTTCTCCTCAGGCTCGGTAGCTGGAACAGGCTGCTCATTCACATGAGCTGCTGTAGCTGCCATTGCCGCAGCAGGATCGCTACGAACTACGGCTGCAACAACAGGCTCAGGTTGACGAGCAGGAACTTCTTGATACGACTCGGTAACACGCTGCTGAATCAGAGCAGTTGCTTCCTCAAGAGCAGCACCAAGCACACTCATGTTGGGCAACTCCTGCCCATCAAGAGACAAGCCAACCTCACAGTTGACCTTCTTGTACTTGTCCCGAGTAGTCATCTCGAAGTGACTTCTCAGTCCGACCTTCGCCATGTTAGTTGTCTCCTCTCATGGCTTTTTCGGTTTTGTCGCTATAACCGGCGTGTGTTTTGATTTCGGTACTCGACTGTTCCTCGCCGGCCAGTGGTGTGATTACAATAACCACAGCCACACCATCAGATGCATGATACACATCTGCTGCTTTATCACCACGCTCAACTCGTAGATTCTGATCGTGATGATTCAGGACAGTCTCGTAGGCTGATATCACATCAACCCAAAACGGATCTCCCGTTTTACCAATGGCTTGCGCTCGTTGAATGGTACTCATACAGCGAACCATCCACAAGGCACGTACAGACTGTTATGAGGCACACGACTGTTAGGATCAGGACTGACCCACGCAACCTCATACTCTTTGCGTTCAGTCTTACTCATGCGAGTACTGTACTCGATGGTGAACTTGCGACCATCACGGATCACAACAGACTTCTGACGCAAGGCAAACGCCTTACGAAAGATGAGCATGTTGAGAGGATCCGTCCAGTCACTCACCTTCTTTGCTGGATTTTCCAATCCACACCACCTTCTATTTGAAGTGGTCTGTCCAGTCTTGCGACTCGTCCCAATCATCCGCAAAATCGTACTCATGCGGAGCAATGTAGACTGTCGCAACTCCATACGCAATCATGATACCTATCTCAGGGTGACCGCTAACAAACTCGGCACCCACGTAAACGGTACCATCACTTGTATGGAAGTTGTACCTGTTACCAGGCACAAGATCGTAGTCAGCTCTCGGCGTGTCCATCTGTCCACACTGGAATGTTGACTTCGATGTACTTCTCCCACAAATCGCCAAGCGGATACTTCTCAGGATCAGGACTACACCTGTTCATGAAGATCACAGGATTGAAGTCCTCATTGTCTGCTTGCAACCGAAAGGCGAACGACAGGGCCAAATCTACCAACGCACCCCACACATACAACTCACCAGTTTCGGTAGGGTTTTCAGTGTGTTGTGTGAAGGCATCACGAAACCGACCTGCAATGATTTCGTAGTGACCCTTGTGAAACTTCTTGGCATTGATATCACGCTCACGCATGATCGTCCTCCTCATGTATCTTACCTGTGAGGTAGACTTGCCTTCCCTTAGCCATTTGAATGGCCTCGGTGACTTCTGCAACAGCATCGGCCAGATACTTCTGGAGCACATCTATGTACTCCATGTGCTTCTCGATCAGCGTTTGAGCACGCTCGTTACCGAACGTAAGACTCATCAACATCACGTTGCCGATAGCTTGTTCGCCTACTGAACCATTCATACCATCGATGCTCTCGTTGATTGCAGCGAGAGACTTGATGATCTTGATCCAGTATTCGACTTCGAAGCGAATCTCTTGCAACGCTTCTTCGTCCATCATCTGCCTGTCTCTCCTGCCAACTGATAGCATTTGAGACAGAACACATGATCGGGCATGTTGCGAACAGTGGCTCTCGACACTTCATTCATGTTCGAGAGTGGCTGTCCACACTGAGTAAACCCTTCACGTCTTGGCAAGGGAAACTCAGCAACCACATGCACCATGTTGGTTGTCTTGCTTTCGTACCACTTCATTGTTACCTCCGTTTAGACAACGGATGACCGATAGTGGGAATCGAACCCACGTTGTGTTTCCGAGGACACAACCTTCCTTGTACCGGCCACATCAGCTAGGCTACGATTAGGAGTCGTAGTCGGATCCTAGCTGAATCTCATGGAATCCAGTCACTACCGAACATGTTTCCGTCAACATATTCGGAGCCATCGTAGGATTCACGATCTTGTTCTGGTTCTTTGTCAGCCATGATTCTGACGTAAGGCTTGTATCTACTACGCTGCTTTGCGTAGTATTGTTCTGCGAACTTCTCTGCCTGATACGCATGACCCATGATTGCTATGAGACACAGTAGCAGAAAGAATCCACCGAACACGAGCAGGATGAAGAATGCCACCACGTATTGCATGGCATTCAGCGTGCGACTCGTACTCCACGCTGACGAAGTTGCAATCGAAGCAGCTCATCCATCAGCTTGGTCACGATGACCTTGGTAGCTGTGTCCGTACCAACAGACCAGCCACCATTGCTGTCTGAGCCAACTTCGCCAAGCGAGTTATACACGATCTGTGCGGCATCACTCGTAAGCAAGCCACCAGCGTGAAACTCTGCTTGAAGCTGTTGAAACTTGAAGTGTTCCTCGAAGTCAACAGCCATGCCCTTGTCGAGATTGCTAAGCTCGTCAGGCTCAAGCGCATCACACTTCTCACGTGTGCTTGCGATCAAACCAGACAAACGCTCAGCAGTAAGAGCGTTCATAGGTTTTCCTCCCGTTTGACTACTGATTCACTACAGAACATAGCTTTACTATGCTCTGTTCTGGATCAGCAGATACTTGCGTGCTCAATCAGTTTTCCTATCGGGACGTGAGCGGCTGGGGGAATGCTCGCCCCAGCCGCACGTAAAGCATAGCACAAATCGGTAGCAAAGTCAATAGCTGGTACAAACACGTTCCATGCTACCTGCTGTACTATTCGTCCTTGATTAGACCCAGAGTTCTGAGAATGCTAGACTGTTCCTCAGTAGGGCCAAGCTTTGCAGCACAGATAGGCCCGATGCCTCTGAGTCTTGAATCACGATCAGTGAGTGTTCTACCGCAGACACCACACTCACCAAGCTCGATACCGTACTTGTTCATCGCTGTGATCGGATCCTTGTTTATCTCCGCGAAGATAGCTGCGCGATGTTCCAGATCCTTCACTGGATACAAGTCATCGCTAGCTCTCACTTGGAGAAACACGTGACCTTCCCAACGTGATCCTTCCTTGCCATAGTTCACATGGAAGAACTTCTCCTTACCATCGGTAGGATCCACGATGAAGAAGTGACCTTCACGTGACTCATTACCGAGAGCAAGTGTGTACGGCTGATACTTGGTCTGAGTTGTTTGAGCTGGTGTTGCGGCTCCCGTTTGAACAACCACCACAGGAGTCTGTGGCTTCATCGGTAGCTGTGTGAGCAATGTGATTGCTTCACTCGCTTGTCCTTTGGTCATCCGCCTCAGATTGAACTCCTGCTTTTCTTCGTCGATTGAACCATCATCCTTACGAGGAAACACGAAATCAATCTGAGCTTGTGGCAAGCTAGAGATATCACGCTCGCTCACTTCTTTGCGGATTCGCCACACTTGCGAATCACTGATCGGATCATCTGTCCAAGCCATGATTCCGATCCTTTCTGTGTTGTTGTTGCTACTACTGGTGAACGATGCGGTAGAACTTCAAGTCTTTGTTACCGCACTTAGGACAGTAAGCACCATATTCCTCAGTCATAAGCTTGCGCTTGAGTCTGAATCGTGTGATGCTCCAGCCACACTTCTCACACTTGATGCGGAAGTTTTTCTTGGCTGTGTTGGTGTACTCGGTAGTACACGACTTTGGCCTAGCTCCGATGTATGCGGCCATTCTTTGCCAATGCTCATCATGGCCGTGACCTTCACCAACAAGAGCGTGTGCAATCTCATGCAACAGAGTATCCGTGACTTGCTCTGGATCACTCATGATGAAATGCTTTGAGAAGCAGATGGTTTTCGTGCTAAACTTGCACGTTCCCATCGCACGCTGTTTGCTGTGAAACTCAAACTTCCAACCTTCATCAAGCAGGCCGTATCTCCGGAGCAAACCATTGGCTTCTTGCTGAATAGCAATCAGCCTTTGGAGTGTATCCATTGATTGTCTCCCGTTTGTAGTTTCGGATCGAGCCTGGTAACTAGCGGAATCGAACCGCTCCTAACCTGCATTCGCTTGCAGCCTAGTTGGGAAAGGACAGCAAACCAACTAGGGGCATTTGAATCCCCAGCACGTTACCAGGCTCGCTAAGCTAGCGTGTGCTTTGGTTGCAACGTGGAGGTTCCTCGCCTTCCCACTCACGCTAGCTTAGCCAGCCTAGTAAAGACTGGCTTGAATCTGTACTACTCGGAGTTGTCAGTGGTATCGGCGTCACTCAGATCCATGCCGAGAAAGCTGACCTTCTTGCACTCCCACTCAGTGACTTCCTCGTCATGAGCAGGAATGACGACTTCCTCGACATGCTTCGTACCAGTGACAACCTTCTTGCAAACGCTCTCGCGGTTGACACTGTACGTGACTGTGATGTTGTTCCACTTGTCCGTGGGATCCTCGACAAGAACGATCTCATGAGTGTACGTCCGCTCATTGTAGTTCTTGTTGACAGGATACCCGAGCTTCGATGCGTGTTGCGTGACACGCGCGAGAACCAAGTTCGTTGCGGGCACGTTGATTTCACGCTGAGCACCGTAGTCCTTCACTTCACGCTTCTTCTCCTCATCCCACTTTGTGGGATAGTCGAAGTATTCCGTGCAGTACACGGTGCTCGACACATCGTAAGGAAGATCCACACCTTGAGCTTGATACAGAGACTTGAACCACTCTGCACGAATGCTCTCCTCGTGATGCTTCCTTTCGAGACGAGTTTGGAACGATGCCAACTCCCGAGCAGCTTCCGACTGATGTTCGGAAACTTCGGTCATTGCTAGATTTTCCTTTCTCCCGTTACAAGCTTCGCATTATTGCTAGGCTTGCTGAGCTAGCTAAGTTTCCACCTTGAGCGAGACAGGGCGTGTGGATATCTCGCATACCTAACCTAGCTAGCTCAGCAAACCTAGTGGTTTGCTTTAGCTTGTTACCACTTCTTGAGCTTGCTCATGATGAGCGTGGTGAGCAACACGATGATTCCTGCGATGCTCACCAACTGAGCGACGAACATGTTTTCTCCCGTTTGTCCAAGTCTAGCAGGATTGCATAGACTTGTCAAGCCAGCACCTTATATCCCTTGCTACCAATCGGTTTTCACACCATACCTAGGAGTTAGCTAAGCTCCATCATTGGCTGGATCGGCTTGGCGTCATAGGGAACCAAGTTACCCTCACACTCGCTAAGTGTTACTCTACCTTGGACTTCGCGTGCTGGCTTGACAAGCCTACAGATCCTTATCGGTTACCGTAGGCTTGCCAATGTCAGACGTTACCCATATTTTTCCTCCCGTTGTAAGCTAGTCACAATCCGCGCGTTATCGTCATGTGTTACAGCTTTCAGTTCCGACTTTTCGTAGTTGATAGGGCTTCCGACCCATCTACGTTAGGGCAACCTAATCGCATTATCCGATAAGTTGGCTGGATTGTGACTAGCATGAGCTTGCTGCGGAATCGAACCACAGTTGAACTGCTATCCAATCAAGCTCACTGTTTGTTACTACGCCTCGGTTGTGGTGTTGTCCGTGTCGGCTTCGGTAGGATCGCTACCATTGCCGTTGAGTGCGAGTTCGATGCGAGACTTGACGAGGATGAACACGTGACCATCCCTTGCGAGGATGTCAACCTGATCGTCCACCTTGAGCTTCTCAGCTGCATTGCGGAAGCCCTGGTAC